AATCAGAAAGGAGTGAAGATGTACGCAGTGGAGATTGAGATCGAGAAAGGTGAATACACCCTAGTGCGAAAAGAAAACCCTTGGACCTACGACACAGAGGTGCTAACCTTTGAGACTAAGGAGCAAGCAGATAAAGAAGCTGCAAGATGGAACACAGGTCGTGCAATTAACTATTTACAATACATCCGACCTATGACAAAAGAGGAGCGTCAAAGATCAAAGGAGAGATAGATGGGAGATAACCCACACTTAGCTTGTCCCTACACGCATTGTGGATCAAGCGATGCATTTAATTGGAACGACGATGGATACGGTCACTGCCATTCTTGTGGCAGTTCCTATCCCTCTAAAGATATGTCAGAAACATTTGATTGGGTAAGAACAGAATACCCTCTCCCAGAAAGGAGAAACCCTATGGATATACCAGTTACAGGGATGACCTACCAAAACATCAGGGGTATAGATTCTGATGTGTGTGAGCTTTACGGCATTCAATTACAGACTGGTGAGAAGGGTGAGCCTGTACGCTATGCTTACAAGTATCCACACACTACCAAATATAGGCTGTATAATGATAAGTCAAAGTCTTGGGTGAAAGATCGTGGACTAGGTATGAACTACCTGTTTGGCCCTGACTTTAATGCAGGTACAAGCCACCGCATTTACTTGACTGAAGGTGAGTTTGATGCTGCATCCTTGTATCAAATCCTTGGCAAGACGTTTCCTGTAAAGTCTTTGCCCAGCGCCTCTATCGGTGAGAAGTTTATAAAACACAATCATACTTTCTTGTCGTCATTCAAAGAGATAATCTACGCAGGTGAGCTTGATGCAGCTGGACGTGTAGCCGCTGACAAACTCTATCAGGCATTCCCTGATACCTTTTACTATGTACCTATGTCAAAGCATAAAGATGCTAATGACTTCTTGCAAGCAGGTGATAGCACAGAATTAATGTGGGCTGCTAAGAAACCTCAACGCTATTCACCAGAAAATTTCTTTTGTTCTTCTGATGACTTTTCTCATGCATTGAGAACTGAAAGTCCTTATGAATATATCTCAACTGGACATTCTGGTCTTGACGAAAAGATCCGTGGTATGGTAAAGGGTGGCTTGACATTTATCAAAGCACCTCGTGGTACTGGTAAGACTGAGGTAATCAGATATTTTGAGACAGGTCTGTTGCAAGACAGTGATACAAAGATAGCTTTGCTTCACATGGAAGAAATGAAATCTACTACGTTACGTGCTATGGCTACTTACCACCTTGGCTGTAATGTTAGAACCAAAGAAGATGCTGAGCGCAACGGTTATAATTTAGATCAGGTTGAGGAAGCTGCTAATAAGATTGCTGATTCAGAACATAACCGTACTATTATCTTTGAGATGATGTCACATGATGATCCACTGAAGCTACTTGACTACACAAGACTTGCAGTGTCAGCTTACGGTGCAGACTATGTATTTGTAGATCATGTACAACGTTTGGCTTACTTATCTAACTCTGGAGTTGATGGTGCTACCAGTACACTGACTACCTTAGGTTCACGCATGGCACAACTTGCCAAGGAATTAAACATAGGTGTGATCTTTATATCACAGGTTAATGATGATGGTAGAACAAAGTATGCAGCTTCTCTTGAAGAAGAAGCAATCATCTGTATAAAGATCGAGCGTGATACGGAATCTGAGGATGAGATCCTTCAGAATACTACTGAGTTTATTGTAGATAAGAATCGTCCCTTTGCTAAGCTAGGTAAGGCTGGCTCAGTCTACTATGATCCTGAGACTACAATCCTCAGTGAAGAAGCACCGTTTGTAAGGAGTGATATGGCAGCATGATTGTATTTGATGTAGAAGCTGATAATCTTTTAGATGATGCTACTAAAATACATTGCTTGTCATATACATCTGATGGTTCTAATTACGACACTTTGTTTAACTATAACGACATGCGTGAGTTGCTTAGAAACCAACGTGGTTTAATCGGTCATAATATTATTCGTTACGATGTACCCTTACTAGAAAAGATTCTGGGTATAAAGATTAGAGCTAGGTTGTTTGACACTTTACCTATGTCTTGGGTAGTTAATCATCAGAGAACTAAGAAGCATGGGCTTGAAACTTTTGGTGAAGACTTCGGTATCCCTAAGCCATTAGTTAATGACTGGGTGAACGGTACTCCAGAAGAGTATGCACATCGTTGTGTAGAAGATGTTAAGATTAATTGGTGTTTGTGGCAAGACTTACTCAAGAAGTTCATGATCATCTATCAAAAAGATAAGATCCTTTTGGATAAGTTCTTTCGTTATCTTGAGTTCAAGATGAAAGCTGCTGCGATTGCAGAGCAATCTGGTTGGAAGCTTGATGTAGATTTAGCTCAAAAATGTTTTGATGAGCTTACTAATCAAGAGCTTGATAAGGTTAAAGAGCTTGGGTCGGTAATGCCTAAAGTTGTAAAGACTCAGGTAAAACATAAACCTAAAAACTGTTTCAAGAAAGATGGCTCACCTTCTGCTCATGGTGAAAGGTGGTTTAACCTTCTTGATTCTAAAGGTTTACCTCGACATTACAATGAAGGTGTTACTGTTGTTAAAGGTTATGATGATCCTAACCCTAACTCTTCATCTCAAGTGAAGGACTGGTTGTTTTCTCTTGGTTGGGAGCCTTGTACCTTTGATTACAAAGAGGATCGTAAGATACCTCAGATCCGTAAAGACAATGAGCTATCACCCTCAGTACAGCTACTGATTGATAGTAACCCAACAGTAAAAGTATTGGAGGGTTTAACTGTAATAAAACACAGGCTTGGTATCTTTAAAAACTTTTTGAGATTTGAACGTGATGGCTATGTTAAAGCTGAGATTGGTGGTCTTACTAATACACTTAGATTCAGACACGAGAATCCCCTGGTAAATCTCCCTGGGGTAGACAGACCTTGGGGTAAAGAGATCCGTGGGTGCCTCACTGCACCTGAAGGTTACGTATTGTGTGGTGCTGATATGACCTCTCTTGAGGACACATGCAAGCGTCACTACATGCACCCTTACGATTCAGCTTATGTGTTTGAGATGTCACAGGATGGGTTTGACCCACACCTTGACCTAGCTAAACATGCAGGTGCTGTATCACAGGATGACATCGACGCTTACAATCAAGGCAACAAGCCTGAGCTTAAAGCCTTGCGTAAGAACTACAAAGTGGTTAATTACTCTGCGACTTATGGAGTAGGTGCACCTAAGTTATCTCGTACTACTGGTTTGTCTGTACCAGAATGTCAAAATCTTCTTGATGCTTATTGGAATCGTAACTGGTCAGTAAAAAAGTTTGCTGAGGATCAAAAGATACGACACATAAATGGTGAGATGTGGGTACAGAATCCTGTCAGTAAGTTCTGGCACAGCCTACGCTACGAGAAAGATGTGTTCTCTACGCTCAACCAATCAACTGGTGCTTACTGCTTTGACAAGTGGGTAGCGTATTACATGACACGTAGACCTAACATCATTGGACAATTCCATGATGAATCAATTAACTTGGTTAAAGAAGGAGAACAAAATGTTCACAGTGAAACACTGACTTGGGCTATTGAAAAAGTTAATGAAGATCTTAAATTAAATGTTGACTTGGGTATTGACATACAATATGGTCAACGGTACAGTGACGTACACTAACAAAGGAGGGCCGAATGGCTACACGTAAAATTAAACTTACTGGTATTGCAGAGTGGGCAAAAGTATTTCCACAGAACCGTGACATGAATGGTTTTGAGGGAGTCTACCGAGACTGCAATGGTGCCTGTACTATTGATATGATCCTTGATGATCAAAGTATGGATACACTTCAAGCTTCACGTTCTATGAAACGTGGATCAAAAGATCCTCAAGGTCGAGGCACAAAGGTTAAGTTTGTGCGTAAGTATGACACAGGTAAGGACTGGGATAGCGGTGCACCTGAAGTCATTAAAGCAGATGGTTCTGCTTGGGACGTTGACTCTGATGGTCTTATTGGAAACGGCTCTACTGTAGAGGTAGAGTTGTCAGTCTACGATACATCACGTCCATCTATCGTAGGCACTCGCTTAGACAAGGTTACTGTTCTTGATAGGGTAGATTACATCAAGGAAGATTCTTCTCCTCAACCTGTGTCTGAGCAAAAGGTTAGTGAAGAGGTTCTTTTCTAACTATGAAAAGGCGTAACCCTGTGGCAAAAGAAGTACGAACTCCAAAGTACCGACTCAGGGTTATTGCCGATCAAACAAAGAAGTTGTTTCGAAAAAGAAAACACAGAAAGAAATTAAATGAAAACACTTGAGACCCTAGTTGAAGATATTCAAAGTGTGATCTATGGACAAGGCGGCTGGACTAAAAGTATCAGCGAATTGCTAGGCTCTGGTGTAGCAGACACTGCTTATAAAAGGTTCAGTAAGCCTCAAGAACCAAGGGGCTATCTGTCTTTGTCGTCTGTAGGAACACCCTGTAAAAGAAAGCTTTGGTATAAAGTAAACAAACCAGACTTTGGTGAGTCATTAGATGCATCATTACTGTTACGTTTCTTTTATGGGGATATGATTGAAGAATTAATACTTGCTATGGTAAAGGCCTCAGGTCATAACCTAGCAGGTTCACAAGATAGGTTGAACGTACATGGCATTCGTGGACATCGTGACGCTGTTATTGATGGTGTTACTATTGACGTAAAATCCTGCAGCTCTTACGCATTTAAAAAGTTTAAAGATGGAACACTGCGTGACAATGACGCATTTGGTTACATCAGTCAGTTAAGTTCATATGTATATGCAGCTAAGGATGATCCGCTTGTTACAGATAAAACTCGTGGTGCCTTCCTAGCTGTTGATAAAGTAAGTGGTGAGATTTGTTTAGATGTCTATGATTTTTCAGAAGACTTAGGCAACAAAGAAAAAGAGATCAAAGAAGCTAAGGCTATGGTAGAGGGTGATCTTCCAACTGAACGTATTCCACCTGTACCACAAAGTAAGTCAAGCCCTAATACAAAGCTTGACAAGGCTTGTTCTTTCTGCGAATACAAGAAAGCTTGCTGGCCTAACATGCGTACCTTTAAGTATTCCTATGGTAATGAATACCTATTGCATGTAGAAAAGCTGCCCAATGTACCTGAGGTAACAGATGACACGAGCAGCTAAGGCAAAAGGTAGGGGTGGTCAGAATGAAATTAGGGATAAATTACTGGAGACATTTCCAGAGTTTGAACCTGATGATATTAAGAGTACAACTATGGGGGATACTGGAGAAGATATTCAGCTATCCCCTGCAGCTAGAAAGAAGATGCCTATAACAATCGAAGTTAAGCGTAGGAAGTCTGGAATGAAAACAGCTTACGATTATATTGAACAGGCAGGTAAGCATGGCAAGGGTGAACCAGTAGTCTTTTATAGATCTGATAGACAACCTTGGATAACTATGATAAGCATAGATCACTACATGGAATTATTAAGGAATTGGAAATAATGGTTATGCCTAATATAAAAATATGGGATATTATCGAGGGACCAATATCAGTTGAGGATCTACCAGAAGATGAGGAGTATCCTGAAGATTGTAAGTATCTCAGCGTAGTTCGTGCAGAGATAGATGGTAAGATGGAAAGTGTTAATTATTGGTTTGAAGATTTTGAAGATGCTTATGAGTGGTCAAAATACTTTGAAAAGAATATTGAGCCTCTTGTAATAAATTACAACGAACTCTTTTATGATGCTTGACTAGTAGTCTAAGCTAGATATAACTAGGGGTTTCCGAATGCGTTATGAAGTATTGCTGAATATAAAGGTGGATAAAGATGCCAACTTTTTAGAGGTTGATGATATGGAAAACTGTCGTGTCATACAAGAAATGATAAAGGATATCATCTATGACATAGACGATGTTAAAGTTTTAAACTGTGAGGTAGAGATGAATGATAAATGAAACTGACTTAAAAGCTTTTGGTTACTTTGAGATGTTCCAGAATAGCCCTGACTATGGCGAAGATCCAGTCAGATTCTACAGTCAATTTGTAGAAGACAAGATATTTACTAAGGGTCGTGACAGACTTATAGAAAATACCTTAGGTCTTGTGGGGGAGTCAGGAGAGGTATCAGAAAAAATTAAAAAACTATTTCGTGATAAAAATAAATTTAGCGATGATGAAGTCCTAAAAGAATTAGGGGATGTTTTATTTTATACAGTAGCTTTAGCTAACATTTTCAATGGTAATCTTAAAAAGATTATGGAGATGAATATGGCAAAGTTAGACGACAGAGAGCAACGTGGTGTATTAAAAGGAAGTGGTGACAACAGATGAATAATTATCTACCAACTGATTATCAGTCATTCATTCATACCTCACGGTATGCACGGTGGCTTGAAGATGAAGGGCGCAGAGAGTCTTGGGATGAAACAGTGAATCGCTATATGGATAATGTAGTTGAGCCTGTAGTTAATAGTGGTGACAGTGAAAATAATTTTAATGTAGCACACGACATTGAACAAGCTATCCTTGGACTAGAAGTTATGCCTTCTATGCGAGCCATGATGACTGCAGGTCCAGCTGCTAATCGTGACAACACTTGTATGTATAACTGCAGCTACCTACCCGTAGATGACCCTAAGTCCTTCGATGAGGCTATGTTTATCTTGCTCTGTGGTACTGGTGTTGGATTCAGTGTTGAGCGGCAGTTTATCTCTAAGCTCCCTGAAGTTCCTGAGTTGTTCGTCAGTGAGACTACTATCGTTGTCAAAGATAGTAAGGAAGGTTGGGCTAAGGCTCTTCGTCAAGTTCTCGCTCTCCTCTGGGCTGGTGAAATCCCTCAATGGGATATTGGTTTAGTACGTCCTGCAGGTGCAAAGCTTAAGACTTTTGGTGGCAGAGCTTCTGGTCCAGGTCCATTAGTAGATCTATTTAACTTTGTAATCAGGGTCTTTAAAGATGCACAGGGACGTAAGCTATCTAGCATTGAGTGTCACGACATCATGTGTAAGATTGGCGAGGTAGTTGTAGTAGGTGGTGTACGTAGGTCAGCTATGATCTCTCTGAGTAACCTCAGTGATGATCGTATGCGTCATGCTAAGTCAGGTGCATGGTGGGAGAATGATCCACAACGTGCCTTAGCTAATAACTCTGTGAGTTATACAGAGAAGCCAGATGCTGTGTCTTTTATGCGTGAATGGATGGCATTAGTAGAGTCAGGAAGTGGAGAACGTGGTGTATTTAACCGTCAATCAAGTAAGAAGCAAGCTGAAAAGAATGGTCGACGTGATCCTAACTATGAGTTCGGGACTAATCCGTGTAGTGAGATCATACTTAGACCGAATCAGTTTTGCAATCTCACTGAGGTTGTGGTACGTGCGACAGATACTATCGAAGATATGGAACGTAAAGTTAAACTGGCTACGATTCTGGGAACCATACAATCCACCTACACCAAGTTTCCATACTTGCGTAAGGTGTGGAACAAGAACACAGAAGAAGAGCGTTTGTTGGGTGTGTCACTTACAGGGATAATGGATAACGCCTTAATGACTACTTCTAATAAAGGTTTGGAGAAGACACTTGAACATCTTCGTGGGGTCGCTGTATCTACTAATGCTGAATGGGCTGACCGTCTTGGTATACCTGTTGCTGCTGCAATTACATGCGTCAAACCGTCAGGCACAGTCTCGCAACTGGTGGATAGTGCCAGTGGCATACATGCTCGCCACAGTCCCTATTATATCCGTACTGTCCGTGGTGATAATAAAGATCCGTTGACAGAGTTTATGAAAGATCAGGGAGTACCTAGTGAACCTTGTGTAATGAAGGGTGATACTACTACAGTATTTAGTTTTCCTGTTAAGTCACCAAACAATGCAGTAGTTACCGCTGACCTATCAGCTATTGAACAGCTGGAGACTTGGCTTGCATATCAGCGACATTGGTGTGAACATAAACCATCAGTTACTATTAATGTTAAAAAAGATGAGTGGTTTGAAGTAGGTGCCTTTGTCTATAAATACTTTGACGAGATGTCAGGTGTATCCTTCTTACCATATAACGAACATACCTATCAGCAAGCTCCTTATCAAGAAGTTGGTAATGATGAATATGAAGATTTATTAAAATCTATGCCAAAAGCTATTGACTGGAGTAAGCTTTCAGAGTATGAAAAGGAAGATACAACTAAATCGAGTCAGACATTTGCTTGTACTGGTGAGGTTTGTGAAATGGTGGATATTACTTCATGAAAAAGAATGCAGCATCGTACAGAGAAGGTACAAAAGCAGAGCTAGAATTTATCTCTATTCGGGGAGATAATTTTATACGGGAAGCAAACCGTGATGAAAACATTAATGAACATTGGGATGTTTTAGATAAGGAGTTTGGTAAAGTAGATGTTAAAGCAGCTAAACGTAAGTACCGTAAAGGTCCAATCAACTATACTATTTGGTGGGAGTTACTAACTGTTAAACGTCCACCTGAATGGAAACCCCAAGAGGGTTGGGGTGTACCCAATGGTATTGATAGGCTTATTGCAGTACGAGCTGAGAAAAAGTTTTACTTAATTAAGCCAGAAAATATTATAGAAGACTTACGTAAACGGTGTAAGGAATACTTTAGGGGTGACTTTGGGTTACATACACGGCCTGGAAGAGGGGACTTGACAACTATACTACCCCTGTCGTATGTTATGGATAATGCTAGTCATGAGGTAGATGTATGTCAGAGTACGATCCAGTAGAAAAACCCTTTCATTATAATACAGGAGAGGTTGAATGTATCGACTATATAAAACAGGTCTTAGGTTTAGAGGGGTTCATTGCTTATTGTCACGGTAACTTAATTAAGTACCAACATAGACATAGATATAAAAGTAACCCTGTTGAAGATATTAACAAAGCTGATTGGTATCTTCAAAAAATGCGAGAGGCTATGAAAGAGGTACATAAATGAGGCCATTCGATCAAGGCAAAAAAGATTTTTATAAGGGTAAATTAAGTAATCCTTATGATAGAGGATCACGTAACAATCGTGACTGGGAGTATGGCTTTACTAAAGCCTACTTTGAAAACTTGAAAAGAGTTCAGGAATATGAACGTAAAAACAAACTTAGAGCTTGAAGCAAAAGAGTATAGGCAAAAGAAGAAGAAGCCTTTACCTAAAATAAAACCCCTCACCTCTCGTAGGTATCTAGCAGGACAAGCCTTAGCTGGAATACTTGCGAGTGGTCGAGGGGCTGGACGTATGTCTGAGGTAAAACGAGAGGCATACGACTGGGCAGATTACATGCTAGAAGATGACGACTAGTCACCGAGAGATAGACCAAATACGTCTGTTACTTCTTTGTCCATATTTTTTACAACTTTAGTTAGGTTGTCTAATTGTGCTAGGTTTAAGTCTTGATAAGGTATATCACTTAAGCCTAGTCTTTCTAAACCTTCATCAATCTTCTTAGTAGAGTGATCTCGATACAACTTAAATAGTTTAGAAAGTTGTTGATCCTCTACAATTAAAGATAACTCCATAACTTCCATAGCAGATTTACGTGCTTCCGATAGCACAATACTAACAGCTTTTTGCTTTTGCCGTATATTAAGATCATCGTACCTAGATGAAACCATAAGTCTATAGGCACGATTCTCCAAGATAGGTTTAATAATTTCATTAACTCTATTGTTAGCCTCTGGAATCTCTGTGTAAATACCTGTATTCCAGTCAGGTTTCTCAATACTATTAAACATTTTTTGTGTATAGGTCTGCTCAGGCACAGTCCTATAACCTAGTACCTTACCTATGGTTTGTATGTTCTCTGTAGTAGCAGAAGCTTTTTCTTCTGTACCTAACATCTCTAAACCAGCGCCTTCTCCCTCAATAGAATCTGTAATAGCTAAAAAGATCTGATCAATGTATCGAAGAGAATTATTAATCCCTTCTATACCTTGCTTCCGATCCATAATCACTTGTCCATCAGGACTTAATGCACCAACAACTTGGTTGATAGGGTCTATGGGCCTAGTGTACCCACTTACCCAAGGTGCTGCAACAGTTGAAAGACCCTTTACAAAATCTTCAAACTGAAGCTTATCCATACCAACAAATGCATCCCTTACACCTGCACCAAAATCTGTTACATCTTGAACACCTGTTTCTAAATTACGTGCAAAGGCTTTAACACCAAATGTATCAGTCGCTTGTTTCCAAAGATCTTCAGGTATATCATTACCAAGTCTTACATGAGCAATCATACGACCAGCCATTTTAAATAATGACTCTGGGTAATCATATTCTTTTGTAATTATTTGACCGTCTTCATCCCTTACTTGATCCCAAGAAAGATCTTCCTTGATATACTCCTTCTCACTGTCAGAGAGATACCAAGCGCCTGTCCAACCTACAGCAGCTCGTGATCCAGCTTCAGTAAGACTATCAATATTACGTCCCTCACCAGCACCAGCTAAACGATAGGCTAGTTTAGCACCAGAGTAGTCAGCCATAAAATCAATAGTGTTATTAAAGAACTGACCAAAAGGAGCAGCGGCACCTAGTAAAGGAACCTTACGAATTTCTTCAATCGTAGTAGCAATAAACTCTACTGGATTCTTTTGAAGTGTGGCACGGCTAGAGAAAGATTTAGCAAACACACTTTTATTAGTGTCGTCTACAGCTTTTAATTCTAAGGCTGCGTACTTTTCAGTAGCCATCTCAGCAGCTATGTCAGCTCTGTTTAAGAACTCCTGATATGTTTGACCATACTCTTCTCTGATACCCTTATCTATGTAATACATAAAGTTTTGAGTCTTGAAAAATCTATCTTGAGCTTGTACAAGATACATCTTTTGAGCAAAGTTTTTATAACCTTCTGCTAACATAACATCAGGTCTCTTACTGATATCAATATTAAATTGGTCAGCTAAAGTTTTGTTATCAACACCACCACTCAAGTACCTAAATAAAGTATCCTCAACTTCAGGTCTCATAGCAATGTACGACATAGCTTGTTCTTTTGTAGCGTCAGGTGTAACAAGATTAACAGCACGTTTACCTTGCATTCTTATTAATTGAACACCCTTGTTTAAAGTTTTCCAATCACCAGTTAATACACCAGTCATTCCAGCTGTTGTGTACAAAGCACCTTTAACTACATCTGCAGTAGAGTCCACTGCACCTCGTATTAAACCACCCTTAATGTTAAGAGCTGTAGTTCCTGGATTAGCTACAATAGTTTGAACTAAGAGGTTTTGATAATAAGATAGGTTACGAGACTTGGCACCTGTAATAAGTCTGGGTGGTATCTCAGTGTACATCTTACTTAAAGCACTATCAATAGTACCTGTATTAGGATCAATACCTTCAGACTTAAACATTCGTGAAATCTGAGATTGAATATTAAGTACTTTAGCACCGTCACTTGTCTTTTCTGAAAGCAAGTTAGCAATATCTTCTACGCTGTAGTTTTTATAGTCAGGTATCTTACCTCCAACACCTTTACGAAATGCATCTACAAAATCATTCTTAGCTTCTTCTGGTAATTGTGACAAGACATCAGACATAAAGCTAGTAACATTATCACCTTTATATCTTGGGCCTTGTATACGAACACCAGAGTCATAAAGTGATTGAGCTAAACCTTTTACCCCTAAGTCATCATTACCTAGTAAAAAGTATTTAAAGAACAGGGTATCGCTAGGTGTTCTAGGAAGTTCACCTTTAGAAGATATAGCTGCACCTTCAGCTACACGTTCTGCAAATCCAGGAAAGTTACCTCCCTCAAATGAGTCAAAGAAACTCTTCATGTCAGATACAAACTGATCTGCATTAAGTTCCATAGCTGATCTCTCAGCAACTTTCTTAGCTACGTCTACACCATACAAGGCTTCTGTTGCAGTCTTTTCAGCACCTGCTACAGCTCTACGTGTAGCACTGGCTACATCAAGTCCAAGACTAAGCATACCAGCACCTAATGATCCAAGTGCTGTAAGACCTCCTTGAAATGCAGAGTATTCTTCTTGCTTTCCTGTTTGCAACATGCCATACTGATATGCATAATCTACACCAAGAGCTAATGTGGTATCAACAGCAGTAGCAGCTGCCGCTTGCTTTGCTGCTTGAGTCTTTAAGCTAGTGGATATAGCAGAGCTACGTGCAGCTTTCTCTGTAGCTTTTTGGGCTGCTTGTTTACCTGCCAGTTGAGCAGCCTCTGCTGTAGCACCTTTTGCTGTAGCTTTTTTAATAGCATTCTCAGAAGCTTTTTTAGCTATCTGTTTAAGTGTAATACTACCACCCCTACTACCTACCTTAGATACTAGTCCACCTATACCCAATCCAACTAAGTTAGTAGGGTCTACAATAATAGATCTTGCATAAGTACCTAGCCCATCAAAGGTTTCACCCCAAGTAAAGTCATCCGAAAAGATACCCTCAAACCTGTCGTATAAATCATATGCTTGCCCAGCTTGAGCAAGTTTATCATCTTCTGCTTTTTGAAGTTGTAAAGCTTCATTGACAGTAACTACAGACTGACCTGATGCAAACTTGCGCATCTTAGATAGGTACATATCTACTAACTCTTCATCTTCTACATCAGGGGTAACACCTTCGAAAGAGTACATATACTTTCTCATAATGTTCATAGCGTCTTCATCAGCTAAGACTGTAGTTGGAGTATAGGTAATATCCTTGTTAAATCTGGGTACAATTTTTTCTACCTGTTCCATATCCTCTGAATCAGGCATAGTAAAAACTTTAGAAGCTTCAGCACTATTTATTGCATCTGTCTTCATTTGATTTTGAAGCTTACGGACAGTTTGCATATCCCCTATTGAATATGCACGTCTGATCTGTAATTCTAATTCTGTCATTACATATTTCCAATAGGTTGCATAAAGGTTCTAAACAAGTTTGAACTTTCAATATAGGGATCATTAGCTTGGATATTACTTAAGATTGACTGAGTTAAATCAGGGAACTCAAATAATACATTGTATGGATTATCATCAGCTTCTGACTTCAATGTTTCAAGTCTAGTAAGCTCAACCGACAAAGCTTCGTTATCTAGACCCTTTCTCTCAGTAATCTGTTGTTTAAGATCTGCAATCTTTCTATTAAGCTCAGCTTCTACATTACGATACACTGCATCCATATATTTCTTTTCTTCCTCTGGACGCATACCTACTGGACTGCGGATATCAGGCAAACCTCCAGGGATTCCAGGATCAGTTGCTGTAGCTTCTAAGACATCCACTAGTGTAGGCATGGTGTCTAAATCTTCAGCACCTAATACGGATTCTAACATCTCACTTATAGTGTTAGCATTAGATTCATAGACACGAGAGGCAGCTTCCTCTGTCCAATCCTCTATAGACATATCATCAGGTTTAGTCTGTTCAATAATATTAGAAAACTGTACTAGTTTAGAACCTTTTAACTCTAATCCTGGATACTTATCTTCATTCTTTAATACGGCAGAATAGATACTTTTACCCATTTCAGGATTATCTCTTATGATATTCATAAAGGCTTTCTTCTCTGCCTCAGAACTATCAGTAAGTCTATTATTAAAAAAACTTAAGACTCCTCTAGCTTCTGATTGATTTTTTAGATTAGCTTGGTGAGCCTTAGTAAGGTAAGGTACAAGAGTGTTACGTCTTTGTTCTAAGAGCTGACGTTCAAAACGTCTTTCTTCTAACTCCTCACGTTCCCAATCTTTAAAAGCTTCAGCAACCCCTTGCCAACCGCCACGTTTTAATCCTAAAGCCATTACATAACCCTCCTTGACATAAGTCCTGCTGGCTCTTCCTCAGGCATAACTAAAGGCTCTTCAGCCACAGGTTCTTCCATTGTCGGAGATTCTTTTTGCATTTCTACAGGCTCATCGTAACCCATCTTAGATAGCATACGAGTACTACGCATTTTATTACGTGCATAGGTTTGAATCTTCTTACCTTCTTTATCTTCTATACCTTCTTCAAAGTCTATACCAGAGGCCACAGCTGTGCCACGAATAAACTCATGCAGTACAGGACCAGCTAGAATACTAATATCAATGCTATGTTTACCTGCCATAACAGCACTTCGAAGTATACCCTCTACTAATGTCTGAAGGTCTACACCCATTTCTAGAAAGAATAAAGCCTCTTCCATAGTCTCTTGATCAGCAAGCCTATCAAGATGCATTTCAATAGCTTCTTCTATATCGTTAATTTCTGGAGGCTTTTCGTAAGGAGCATTACCAGGATTTGATGTTAGTGATTGCCCAGGAATAGGCCTCATAAATTTCTTTGACATTTGTTACCTCGACATTAACCCATTTGATTGATCTTCGCTAAAATATTTTTTAGAGTATTTAATTCTAGAAGACATCATAGGTTTTCCAGGCCTTAGGTATCCCTCCGAAACAACCCTTGTAGCATCTTCTATATTATCAGTAGCTTCTAATTTTTCTAGGAATCTACCCTCTCGTGTATTTTGTATCTCATGCATCAAGAATCCGAAGTTAGCTTCGTATGAGTTTAAATCTAATTCATTTTCTGAAGCCCAAGACTCAAACTCTTTTCGTCTAGGTCCAGTCCATTGAGCAAATCCATAACCACCACGAGATCCTTTTACGACAGGTTTAAGTTCTTGCATAAATTTAAAGTCAGATGTTTCATGAGCAAGATTACCTACGATAGCTGCTGCTTGAACTTGACTTATACCTAAAGCTTCTTCTAAGTCTCCAACTAATCGCATACCTACATCTTCAGCATCTGCAGATATTTGAACAGGGGCTGACTCTGCCATATCTATAAGCTCTTCATTACCAGTTGAAGCTACTTTTACACCCTCTTCTAGTTTCATATTATCTTCACGAATAGGTAATAGGTATTTAAGAACAGAGTTTTGAGACTTAGCTACACTGTCAAGTTCTTCTGTAGTATCTTCAGCAGCACTAGCTATCTTTTGCTTACGCATTACACCACGTTGTTCTCTAGCCGCAGACTTAACTTCCCTCTCTTGTTTAAATTCACCAGAGAGAATACGATCTGCTTGGTTGATAGCTTGCATATGAAATTGACGATAAGACATTTATTATTCCTTAACCCAGTAATAGTTTAGTTATGAGATAGGTTCTTGAAGCTTCATCAGATGCATCAATCTGATCTCTTATAGACTCCAGATCTTTATCTGCAAGTAGTATATCAAGGTTCCTATCTGCCATACTTTCCATTGCAGTAAATGCAAACGACATAAGATCTCGTTCACGTTGCCAGATTTGATCCATCACAGCTGAGGTAATATCTGCAGCCATTTTAGCAGCCATCATATTAGCTTCATTCTGTGCAGCTGTATCCATTGTAGCAATATCTTGACGCCACTTGGTATTAGCTTGTTCAATAACCAATGCATTACTAGCATTAAACTGGTCACGAACAGACTCCAGTTGAGCATTAAATTTAGATACAGTGTTGGTCTCCCCAGCATTGAACTGCTTGATAGCGTTAGCTTGATCTGCATTAAATTTATTTACATTAACTTGGAGATCTGCAAAGAATTGATTAATCTGGTTTTCAGAGGCAGCATTAAACTGCAGTCTAGCATTCTCAGCAGCTTGATCATTAAACAATGCAGCAATGTTTTGCTGAGATTTAAAGATAGCTGTTTGTTGTTCGTTATCTAAGTTAGATAAGTCCATTTGTAAGAAGTTCTGTGCGTTTTGAACTTCAGCTTGCTGACGATTATTAAGAGCTGCCATATCCATAGAGGCAAGCTGCGCCATCTCAGCAAGCATCTTAGCGCTTTTACTATCCAAGTTAGCAAGGTCAACACTGCTTGCAAGTCTAGCATTTTCAATCTCTCTTTGTTGCTCTGCATTAAAGTTGATATTAGCAATTTCACTAATACGTGCAGCATTAATAACGTTAGCTTGTTGTTTGTTAGATAATTCTTGACCACGAAGTGCTGCTTCAATTTGAGCATTAGCTAGTTCTGTCTGTTGTTTATTAGACAGGTTAGCCATATCAACTTCTAAGTTATTTGTAGAGTTAAATAGATTAACTTGTTGTTGATTACTTAGTTCAATACCACGTTCTTGTATCTGATTAGATACATTAAAGATACGAGCTTGTTGCTCATTATCAAGGGTCTTACCCTCCATAGTAGTACGTGATACATACTCTTGAATAATAGCTTGTTGTTTATTAGTAACAGTAATATTATTTACTTCAGCATAACGCTCTGCGTTAATTATAGCTTCTTGTTGTTGATTGTCAAGAACTTTACCTTGCAAAGCTGCACGAAGTTGCGCATTAGCCAAGGATGTTTGCTGTCTATTCGACAGGTTAGTAATGTCTTGATCAAACTCTTGGTTAGACTGTAAGATGAGAGCTTGTTGCTCATTGTTTAAAGTCATATCAGCAACATCAGCTGCACGAGCAGCATTAAAGAGTGCCGCTTGTTGACGATTATCTAATGCCCTACCTTCTAAAGAAGCCTTGGCTACAGCATCTTGAATAAACGCTTGTTGTTTATTACTAAGATTAATCTTCTCCATCTCTGCATACTGTTCTGCATTTAGGATTGCAGCTTGTTGTTGATTATCAAGCGTTTTACCTTGAAGAGCTGCACGTAACTGTGCGTTAGCAAGAGAGGTTTGTTGGCGATTAGATAAATCTTGTAATTCAATTTGCAAGTTTTCTGCAGATTCAGCTAACAATACTTGTTGTTCGTTAGTCAAGTTCATGTCGTTGACTGTAGCAATACGAGCTGCATTAAACAGGGAAGTCTGTTGACGTATGTCAAGAGCACGTCCTTCAAGAGCAGCTTGGGCTGAGGCATCTTGCATAAAGGCTTGTTGTTGAGCATTAGCATTAAAATTAGCAGCTTCAAATGCTTGAGTAGATGCAAGCATTGCAGACTGTTGTTCATTCGACAAGTTCTGACCCATTAATGCTGCTTTAGTTTGCAACATAGAGAGGGCCATCTGTTGTTCGTTAGACAACTCAGATAGTTCTATTTGAAGATTCTCAGAAGATTCCTGCAACAATGCTTGTTGTTCATTGCTCAAGTTAATATTATTTAACTCAGCAAATCTAGCAGCATTAGCTACAGCAGCTTGAGTATTAATATCTAAAGACTTGTTTTGAATAGATGCTTTAACATTTAAGTTAGCAAGTACAGTTTCCTGCAAGTTACTTAAGTTTTGAGATTGAAGTTCAAAAGCTTGAGTACTATTTTTAAGAGCTGCTGCTTGCATATTATCAAGGTTTTGTAACTCAATACCTTGTACAGCAGCTGCATTAGCAAGGCTAACTGCTTGTCTATTCGACAAGTTAGTCATCTGCATTTCTTGATAGAAGGTAGCATCCTGAACTGCAATAGGTAGAGCAGATTCTAATGCAGCTTGTGTAATAGCAGCACCTGCCATTGAGCTACCACCAAGTCCACGAGAGTTCATTAATGCTGTAGCAGCTCTCATAGCACCTGCAGCCCATGCTGGAGTGCCATCTTTGAATTGATTCATTAAGCTGGACAGCTGTCCCTGAACAGTGGACATAGCCTCTGGTACACCTACAGATGCTTCAGCAAGAGCAGACTGGGAGAAAGTAGCAGTGGCAGCTTTCATTATTGCTGACTCATTAACTTGCTCCATAGTCTTAGCTACACCATAGACAGACTGTGCAACTAGTTCTTTATTAATACCAATACCTTCTGCAGCTACTAGTTCATTAGAGCCTACTTCACCTCTAGCTCCTGACACAGTTGAGTCATACTCAGTGGTAGCAGCTGAACCTTGAGGGAAGTCCGTAGTCGTAGCAGGATCGACAACTTTAGTTTTAGTAATCTCAGCTACTTTAGTGGGGTCTAGGTTGTAGGTATCTTGGGCAGTAATAGTTTCTCCATCAGATACTTTACCTTTTACTGCATCAATACTAGAATTATATTTAGAAATAATATCTGCTGATTGTTCTGCTGAAAGACCTACACCAGCAGCCTTGACAATCATATCACCAGTTACAGAACCACTAACAATAGAAGTAATAATATTGTCGTATTGTGTTTGAGCAGCAGCAAGTTGATCTGCAGTAACTTTACCAGTAGCAAAGTCAGCTTGAATCTTTTTAAGTGATTGTTGTGCGGTAGCTTGAGCAGCCTTTGCATCTCCACCAGCAGCAGTAACAAGCTCTGCAGCTTTTACTTCTGCAGTTACACCAGATATAGTTCCTAAGTCATAATCAGTTGCTGCAGTTGCTTTAGGGGTATCACCAGTAAACTTAGCTGCATCGGCTTTATATTTAATTGGATCAAAAGTTAAAGTTTTAGCTACAGCTACAGGAAGCTCTATGTCAGCTAAAACTGCAGCTTTAAGTTTTTGCTCTTCGGTAAGATCAGGTATATCAGTAATATCTTTTACTTTTTGATACTGATCAATCTGAGCTGCATCAAATCCTAAGAAGTTTAACTCTTCTAAAGTATAATCTTGTGCAGATATAGTTTTAGTAAGATTATCTAATTGAGCTGCAGAAAGTTTGGCAGTCTCAGCAGTGACATCATCCGATACTTTATCAGCAGTATAAGTAGCAGCATCAGGAGTTGTAACTACACCAGCTTGAGAGGTATCAGTAACAGTGGTAGTATCAGCAGCAGTAGTATCAGTAACTTTACCAGTACCTGCAGCTATAAACTGATTAGGGTCTGTAGTAATTGTGGCGACATCAGGGGTTGTTACAAGCCTCATAGGGTCAGCCATGCCAGCAGTTACCACCTCAGCACCAGAAGGTGCACCCTCTGCAATGTTTTGTTGAGCTATTGCAATACGATCTTCAAGTGTTTGAATTTCTGCTGCTAAGGCTTGACCAGTTTCCCCAGTTATATCCTCTGCAGACATTGCAGCAAGCTCTTGTCTTTTAGTTGCTAATGAGTTTTGAAGTTCATTTAAAGGGGTTCCACCAGCTGCTGTGGTTGATGAACCCACTCCTTTGTATCCGCTTGTTTGTGCTGCCATTGTATTTGTACCACTTGTTGTTGAGTTATTGCCTGAGTTACTTGCTGCTGATGTAGAGTTTTTAAGATACCCTGGAGGAACTTGCCAATCTTCTGGAGGGGATTCAGCACCTACTGCGTATTGCAATGAACCCCCAGCAGCATCTTTAACAGTAATCTCTCCATCTTTATCCAAGTCATATAAAGGATCATACTCTGTAAATCCAGGTGCATTTATAACATGACTAAGAATATCTTCAGAAAACTTAACCCAATCCATACCAGTGCCAGTTGTAGATGTATAACTAGGACTAGTACCTATAATATAAGCAAGAGTCTGAGCTTCTACAGGAGTTTTAACATCCCTTGAAGCTATTCTTCCTTGCGCCCAGTTGTATCTATCCTCTGGCGTTGGGTAATCTTTATTAATTGTTTGTAAGTATGCTGTAACATTAGAGTCACTAGGGTTACTCATATCTATACTTAGGGGGTCTTCAGATAAATTAGCTTCAGTATTTAAAAGGCTTGTACCCGTTGTTTCAAATAACTGATCAGTATTTGAATCTGCAGGAGTTGTAGTAATTCCACTAGATACATCTGTAGTAGTATTAAAATCTACTATGTCAGTTAAACTAACAGGTTTAGTAGTAGCTGCACCTTCTACCTTAGGTATAACATCTGAGACTATAGTAGGGTCATAGCCACCTGTAATATCTGCTGCCTCTAGATCTTCAGGGACAGGATCATTGGTAACAGGTGGATTATCTAACTCTTCCTCTATGTCAGGATTAGTACCGCCAGTAATATTATTTCTAGGGTTTATTACTGTGCCACCCTCTTGCATACCAATGCCAGATAAAGGTTTACCCGACACACGTTGTTGTGCAATTTTAGTATATTCACCCATCATAGATGCTGCTCTAGGAGACGAAGCAAGAAATGCATCCATCTCATCGGATTGAGCAGAACCTTTGTAATCCATACTCTTTAATAGAGTATATTTTTGTTGGGGAGTAAACCCTGCAAATTCCATCTTATCCATTTACCACTTCATTTAGACCTAAGACCATTGCTGCAAAACCTATTACAAATATTACCACACCTAGAGCTACAGATAAACCCCAAAATAAACGATCTCGTTGTTTAGCTTGTTGTTCTATTGCTTCTTTTTGTCTCACCCTAGCTGCAGCTTGCTCTTTTACTACTAAGTCCCACATTCCTGGTGGTCCATAGAGTCTGCACACTTCACGTAATTCGTTCTGTGCTTCTTTGTGTTTCATCTTAGCTTGAGCTATGGCAAAGCCTTCTTCTTCAGATGAAGTTAATCTACCTAGTGGACCTTTATGTCTACCTTGCTCCGCTAAACTAATATCAGCTTCTAACTTAGCCAGCTTTCCAAAGTGCGGCATTAAGTCAGATATATCACGTCCAGCCTTTACAGCTGCACTAATTGACCCAGCTATTTTAGTAACTGTACCTGCTAAAGCTAACACTTCGATCATTATGGCAAACCTTATTATTCATTATTAGCCATCTTTTCTACTGATGATCTTATTGCTTTTATATTTTCGTCAATACGGGCAAGTGATACTGCTTGACTATGTACAGCATCCTCTAACCTGCCCATACGTTGTTCTAATGCGATGATCTCTTCTGAGTTTTCTTCTATATCAGACATCATCATACTTACTGTCCATACGATAGCAGCACCTTGAACAAGTAATCCAAAGATTAAAGTTACAGGTACAGACTTACTAAGGTGCCAGCTATCGTCATTCATGAACTATTCTTCCTCTGACTCTACGGAGTTAGTAAGCATATTTACAAATGCTTCACGTCCTACGTTTAACTGATCTAAGTTAAATTGTGCAGAACGAATCTTACGATCCAAATCAGTTACATGATTAATCATAACTTTTTGTTGATCTGTAAGTTGATCTTCGGTGTATTCTTTTTCATTAATCGTAATGGTTTGTGTTTTTTTCTCTACCATTTTGATTCTCCTTGTTTAGGTTAAACTACCACGGCACTCCCGCCTCAGTAGTTGGATTAGCTATCGCATCAATCTTAGAAGCAATAGCAGCTTCGGTATCCTCTTGGGATACATGACCCCACACCCAGCCTTGAGCTTGAGCCTCAGTAATATCGGCATAGGGTGTAAAGTCGGACGCAGAGGCATCGTAGGTTAAGCCACAAGTGCCATATGAGCTTGCTGAGTTGCCATCGCCATCAACGCCAGTGCAGCGCCAATGGCAAACGGTAACACCACCGTCTGCTAAGTTACGTTCTACTGTTGGAACTGTCCAAGTGTATGTTACAGCCATGTTATACCTCCTGTGCTGCTAAGTGTGCCGCATAAGCTGTCTTAACGGCATCTGTATGTACTGCTGCACAAATGGCTTGTACTTCAGTGCTTTCGTTTGCAAGATCATCTGTTGAGATGTCTGGTGCAACTACATGGCGTGAGAAGCTGCGGCTGATCTCTGTGCCATCACGCTTGATGACCGTGGGCCAGAATCGTTTGCCGAAGTGCAGGACCAACGCACCTCGTATACGCCGCCGTCTGATATGTTACGGCGCATGTCATTTACGGTCCAAGTAGTTGCTACAGGCATTGTTTATTTTCCTTATTCTGCGGCTTGATATACGCCAGCAAATGCAATTAGTCTTCCGCCTGTCCCATTATCAAAATTGCCAACGGTCATGTTTGAATACGCTGAGTTAGAACTGACATCGCGGAAACGGATGTAATCCTTACCGCTTACCATAAAACCAGCAATTTGGCCTGAGATTGTAATTCCACTCGCCGCTTGCACAGCAAGAACAGGCTCATTGAGACTCGCCTCTTTGTTAACATATGGTTGACCAGTTATCCAAACTTGGTTCCCGCTGGTTAAGCCGTTAGAAACAAGGCTTGCACTCCAGTTTAAAAACCCTTGAAGCCAGACCATACTCCCAACTTTCATGTAATACCCTTTTTGCTGAGTATAACCACCAGTGTAAGTGTTAGATGCGCTATCTGTAATAACAGGTGTCCACTCTCCTGTCTCA